AAACCATGAAATCCGCAGTTATCTACAACGGGCCAAGCCTATTGGATGGACAGCCAATCGTCGTGATCGCGACGTATTCAAACCGAAACCGAAAGACGGGCCACGTCCTGCAAACTTACATCTTGCATCGCGACATTAACCCGCTTGAGGCCAGCAAAACAGGCGCGGACTATTCAATTTGCGGCGATTGCCCAATGCGCGGGGAAGTAACAACGGACCCCGCGCGCAAGATTGCCAAGGGTCGCCGCTGCTATGTTAACCTAGGGCAGGGCGTCCTAATCGTTTGGCGCGCGTTCCAACGTGGCGTGTATCCAACGGGCCAAGCGCGCGACCTAGGCCGCGGACGCTTTGTCCGCGTCGGGACGTACGGCGACCCCGCTGCAGTGCCGTCGCACATTTGGGATGAACTGCTAGCAGAATGCGAGACTTGGACCGCGTACACACACCAAAAACCGTGGCGCCCCGACATCGCGATGCAATCCGCGGACGATTACCACGAGGCCGCGCTGCATTGGGCCGCGGGCCGTCGCACATTCCGCGTGATCACTGGCGTTGAGCACCTAGATCCGAACAACGAGGCGCTGTGCCCCGCATCAAAAGAGGCAGGGGCGCGTGTCCAATGTACCGCGTGCAAGCTTTGCCGCGGATCCAGCAAGGCGAAATCGATCGCGATCGTGGAGCACTAGGCACCACGGCCCGCGGTTCACGGATCGCGGGCCGCGGACCACGATCGTGGGACATGACGAAAAAAGCAGGGCCGCAGGGCCGCAGAGCACGGGCCGCAGGGCCGCAGAGCACGGGCCGCAGGGCCGCAGAGTTCACACCTTGCCCATCAAATCCCCATAATGAGACGCGCAGTCGGACCGCAGGGCCTCCCACATCTCCGATTTGCTAGCGAAACCACGCCCGTGGTCCTCGATCCGAGGGTTTTCAACCAGTTTTATCGCATCTCGGCCCTCGATTATTCGTATTTGCTTGAAGGAGAGGGGGTTTATCAAGAAAAATGATAGGCCGCCACGTGCGTAGAACGCAGTGTGCCAAGCGACTTGGTGTGGGCGCAGTTTTATAGTCGAAGTTTTGACGGCCTTTAACTCTGCCCAGAAGGGCATCCCTGACAGCATCCCGAACACGTCGGGGACCCCACCCCCCGAACGGTTTTCAATCCTCTGTGCGAAGCTGTTTGGGGGCATGCTGGTCTTCAATGTAGTCCAAAATCTCGCTTCGGGTCCCTGTGCCATCTGGTGTCACGTCTTTCATCTCTGAGGCCTCAAGCTGGAACACCTGAGGATACTTTTGTTGCAGTGCAGCAAGTCGAGCGGTTATCTCGTCTCTGCTCATCTGATCCATGACGTTGATGTTTTCCCGACGGTCGATGGTCAAGCCCCCCAAAGCAGACCGTATCTTCTCAGCGTTGATCGCACTAGAGAACTGTCCCGCGTCCTCTGCACCCCGCGAAAGCTTAGCCAAACGCTCAAGCTGGCCGATCGTGGTGACACCGTACCGTCGCTCACGCTCCTCGCGCATCTCAATCACACGCTCAACGACATGCGGGTAGTCGGACCCGTTCAACAGTTTCTTGGCATAGCTGGCGGCGGTTGCTACCGAGAACCCTGACCGCCGAGCGCACTCCGCGTTTGAGTAGATGCCTTCGACGACCAGCTTGCAAAAGGTCTCCTGCCTGTTGGTGATCTTCCCCTTGCGAGGGTCGGGCTTACCGTCCGCACGAACTGCCGTGCCAACAGGGTAGTCTTTCTTGATATACTTTCCCAAAACTTCCTCCGAAGATTACTTGTGGGCACTATACAACAGCGGTGCAAACCCTTTCAAGGGAGTTTCCTATAGGGAGTTTCCAGAGGAATCAGAAGAAATAAAAACCGAAACTTGAAAAGTCGGGCCATTCTAGGACTCGTTACATCTCGTTACACCCTCGTTACACTTCATTGTAACGGATTTACAAGCCTAATACTAAGTAAAAACAACAGGTTACATGTCATGCATATCACTCGTTACACTCGTTACACCATTTTAATCTTTTTGTTTTTATTTTTTTTCAAATCCCCAGCCAGAACCCTATAGGAAAGTCAGAACATCGACCCTCAAACCATTGATCGGACAAAGAAAAACCCCGTTACACATAGGTGTAACGAGGGCGTAACCAGTGATACGAATCACTTGCAAATCATGTCTAAAAGGCCTGATCTTTATACCTGTCCAAGGTCCGAGGACCAAGTACTTTTTTGCATTTTCCGCAGACCGGGTTTTCTTGCGCTTTATTCTTGACCCCCACCCCTCTTGTGCGCTACCAACAACCCAGAGGCGGGATGACCTGCTTCTTTTATATTGGAGATTAGACAATGCCAAATCACTGTTATCAATCTGTGTATGTTCAAGGTCCACGGGCCTTGGTCCAAGAACTGTTTTTCCAACTGGCCGAACAGGGTCGGTTCTGTGATGTTGTTATCCCGATGCCTTTGTCTGAGGCCTCTGTCGGTTACGACTGGCGTGTGACCAATTGGGGTACGAAGTGGGATGTTGCTGAAGCGGAGATCACACAGGACCTTGATGTTTCTGCTCACGAGATAGAGGCGTGGTTCGCGTTTCGCTGTTGGACTGCTTGGTCTCCTCCTGTTCCTGTCTGGGATAAGCTGCATGAGATGGGCGTGACTGTTGACGCTGAGTATCAGGACGAGGGTGGTATGTTCGAGGGTCGGTATTCTGACGGCGAGGACGAGTGCTGGGTTCCTGATCTTGAAGAGGAGGCGGTGTGATGGACATGAAGAAGTATTACGCGCAGTTGGTTGGCTGCAAAATTGTAGACTTTGCTTTTGAGCAGGACGAGTATGCTTACGCGGGAGATGCTCCCTTCCCTGTGTTCACCTTGCAGTTGGGCGATGGTGCCGGAGCGCAACGTGTGAAATTGTCTTTGTCGATGGACGAGGAGGGCAACGGCGGCGGCTTTGGTTTTATTGAGGGGGCAGAGCGATGAAAAGGTATTATGTTGAGATCATCACAAACACTATGGATAGGGGCCACATGGAGGGTTTGCCTTCCCAGATTTCTTTTTACGTCTACGGGTGGTCCGCTGATCAAGTGCGGGATCAACTCCGCGACTATGAACTAATTTCATGCGATCAAACAGATTAGGGGGGATGAGGTGATGACAAAAGGTATTGTACTATCACTCTACGATTTCACAGGCGAAGCGCTGAAACCATGGGCAACGGCGGGTTATACCTGCCACGCCTTTGACATCCAGCACGAAGGCACACAGCCAGACGTTGAAAATACGCAGTTCTTTGCGGGCGGGGGCTCTATATCGTACCGCCACGCAGACCTGCACAAGGTGTCCACGTTCAAAGCGCTGCTTGCAGAGTTTTGGGACGCGGACCTTCCCGTCGTGTTCGGCATGTCCTTCCCAGTCTGCACTGACATGTCAGTGAGCGGCGCTGCGTGGTTTGCATCCAAGGCAGAGCGTGACCCTGATTTTCAGATCAATGCGGTGAACCACGCTGTTGCGTGTTCGGTTTTCTTTGAGGACCTAGGTGTGCCCTACTTTGTAGAGAACCCTGTGTCTGTGCTTGCCACCAAGTGGCGCAAGCCGGACTATTCGTTTCACCCGTATGAGTACGGCGGCTATATCGATGACGATCAGGCGGAGCACCCGCGCTGGCCTGAGTACATCGCGCCGCGTGATGCGTACAAGAAGAAGACGTGCCTGTGGACGGGCGGTGGGTTTGCCATGCCCGACAAGGTTGCTGTCGACTGCGAAGGTTATCACGGCAACGGGTACAGCACGGCGATGATGAAGCTGGGCGGCAAGTCACAGCGCACGAAAGACATCCGCAGCGCGACACCGAGAGGGTTTGCCATTGCGGTTCATATGGCAAACGCGATCGAAAATAGTATCAAGAAGGAGAAGGTTCAATGAGCTACCAAGATGCCATGGAAGAGCTGCACACGGCTGTGCACTACGCGGTCCAAGCTGCGAGGAGAGAGGACGGCGCACCAGTTGCCGAGCTACAGGAGCTGGGCGCAGAGATCGACAATTTGATTGAGCACGGCGCGCGCCGTTCGAAGGTTCAAGACCCTGAGATTGAGCGTATACTTGACGGGGTTTTCTGCAGAGTATTTAGGAGGATCAACGATGCCGACACGAGCAGAACTTGAGGAGGCCCTTGGCAAACGCTGGGCCGAGATGGCCCATCATGAGGGCCACAGGCAGGGTGCGCCGAAAGGCTTTATAGCCTCGAAGGCTGACAGTGACGCGCGCGCTGATGTGATCTTGCGGCACTTGCGGCAGAGCCCATACGTGTCGGTCCGCACTTTGGCCTCGACACTGAAGACAACGACCGAAGACATCAGCACTCGGCTGAACCACTTGGTTCGGCGGGGCGATATTAAGCTTAAAAATGGAAGGTATGAGGTAATCCAATGACTACAGTAGAAACAATCAGCGACTTGAAAAAGTTTATCAAAAGCACACGCAGACAGCGCGACGGGCTTGCCGATCGGTACGGATCAGGTGTGCGGCCCAGCTACGTGAGCACCGACTTGGCTATTCTGGATGAGCGCATCGAGCGCTACGAAGCAAAGATCAAAGCGCTGGAGGTGCAAAATGGCAAGCTGGGATAACGCTTCGTACCTGAGAAAATGCACAGACGTGCAGTTTAAGGGGGTCCGCCTAGGGTCAATCAACGATGTTGGTCACAACATCACAGACGAGGAGGCACTGTGGCTGCTCAAGAGCGCTGAGAAGCACAACCTGAGCGTGGCAGAATGGTTAAGCGGCGTCGTGAAGGACGCCTATTTTGAGGAGAACGAGGAATGAGTAGGAATGACCTAGCTAAGCTAGAAAGACTAAGATCTGTTTGGGATGCTGCTGTTTATGATGCAGCACGTACTTCTGCTTTGGATACTGCTGGTGCTCTTGCTGATGCTGCTTGGGATACTGCTGATGCTGCTTTGGGTGCTTACCATGCTGAACTAAAGAAAGCCCAAGAGGAGAACGAGCAATGACTAAACTTGAAGAACTGAAGGCTACTCGTGATGCTGCT